GGACCTCAACGATCAAGGTGTATTCAAACGAGTCATCAAGCAAAAGGCAAATATGCTGCTGCAAGAGATTCAGCGAGTGGATGCAGCCATCCTGGAAGGGGGCAACATGGATATCTTCCAGCAACAAATCGAGATTCAACAATCATTCCGCCAATGGGTGGAGCAAAACTTTTAATCATGACAATACAGGAACTAATTGACCAGGTAAAGGAAGAAATTGATGCGAGAGGCTTGGCTTATCGCCATGGAGGGGATAATCGAATCAGAATAAAAGTGTATCAAAAATACTATCTCATGAACTTCTTGAGGGAACATAAATTGACCTTTCAAGAAATTGGTGATTTATTTGGTTTAAAGCACTGCACAGTTATTTATGGAGTTCAACAAGCTGAATGGTTGAAAAAGGATAGGATGTTTCTCAAGGTGACCGATGAGCTGCGCCAAAAATTTGAGAACTATACCGCAATAAATTATCCTATCAACAGAAATATCATTCACGATGTGATGGAATGTGAATCATTTTATCAGATGCGAATCATACAGCGTGACATAAAAAAAGGGCTGTATGGTATGACGATATGACGAATGCTCTATTATACCGATTTCGACTCACTCTGATGTGAAGCCAAGAGCCAAATTTTTTTGAGAGCGTCATCGTCACGCAAAAAAGTTAAGTCGCACAATATCAGAATTTTAACACTTTTTATTTGCATATTTATCGTCACGGAGCGTCACGAAAGACCCATTTATCGTCACGAAATGCGTATATTTATAGCCCACAAAACAACATTTTATGAAAGTTTCCATATTTAAATCACTATTTAACATCAAAGAAACGCCTTTTGAATTGTCCATTCACGAGGTATACAACCGCATCAGACTCGGCAATCCCGAGCTCATCAAAAAGGTGGCAACAATACGATCACTGGAGAAGGCTGACCCCGAGCATGACCGCCTCAAGTCATCACTGAATGCCATCATGTTCAATGGTACCTTCACCGAGCGAAATGACAGCAGCTTGGTTGAGCATTCTGGTCTGTGCATCCTGGACTTCGACCAATATCCAACCAAGAAGCTGATGATGGAGGAACGCAAGCGGCTGATTGCTGACCCCTATGTGATGATGGTGTTCACCTCACCATCTGGCAATGGCTTGAAAGCTGTCATCAGAATACCGAAATCGGATAAGGTTGAGCACAAGCGCAGATTCACTGCATTTGGCAAGTACTTCCAGAGTGAATATTTCGACACCAAGAACAGCAACGTCAGTCGGGTGTGCTTCGAATCATATGACCCAGACATCTACTTCAATGAGTTCTGCCAGGTGTTCGAAGGCATCGAGCAAGACCAAGGATTCAGCTACACCGAGCGCACTCCCATCTGTATCCTATCCGATGAGGATAAAATAATCAGCTTGATTGAAAAGTTTGACCATGGTTGTCAATTCGAGGAGGGAAGTCGCAATGAATTCGTGTTTAAATTGGCAGCTGTGCTCTGCGAGTATGGCATCGGAAAGGATACGGCAGAACAGTACATATATACCAGGTATGCTCAAGGCTCCAGCTTCAGCGAGCAAGAGATGGTCACAACCATTCGCTCGGCATACAAGAAAGCCTCATTTGGCATCAAATACTTTGAAGATAAGGATACCTTTCAAAGGGTGCGTCAGAAGCTCAAGAGCGGCATCGCTGACGATGATATCAAGAAACAGCTGAACGTCAGAGAGGATGTCATTGAGGATATAAAAAAAGAGATTCAGACTGGCGATGACATCTTCTGGTCAGTCAATGAGAAGGGTGGCATCACGATTCAGCCATCAAACTATGCTGAATTCCTGGTCAAAAACGGATTCAATAAGTACTATCCAGAGAATGCAGAGAAGCCAACCTTTGTCAGAGTCAAGGAGAACAAGGTCAAGATATCATCGGCTGAACAAATCAAGGACTTTGTGCTGAACTATCTCCAAAGCAAGGGTGAGATGGATGTCTGGAACTACTGCTCAAGGAACGCATTCCTATTCAATGAGAACTTCATCAATATGATTGACAGCATCAACATACTGATGCTCCAGGATAGCAAGGATGCATCGTACATCCCATTCAAGAATGGTGTGGCTAAGATATCCAAGAGCAAAGTGGAGCTAAAGAGTTACATCGATGTTGATGGCTACATTTGGGAGAATCAAATCATAGAGCGAGATTTCACTCTGCTGGATGACTGCACCAATGACTTTCAAGATTTTGTCAGCAAGGTGTCAGCAGATGACAGCGGCAGAGTGGATGCACTGGAGACAACACTCGGCTACCTAATGCACACCTTTAAAGATAAGACCGACCAGAAAGCAATCATCTTCAATGACCAAGAAATCGATGACAATCCGAATGGTGGGTCTGGAAAGTCACTCATGCTGGCAGCACTCGGCAATCTGCGCAGAGTGGTCAAGATAGATGGAAAGAGCTTCAATCCATCCAAGTCTGATTTCGTTTATCAGCGAGTAAACCTGGATACGCAGATTCTGGCATTCGATGATGTGCGCAAAGCATTCGACTTCGAGCAGCTCTTCAGCCTCATCACCGAGGGAATCACCGTAAACCGAAAGAACAAGGATGAGATATTCATTCCATTCAACCGCTCACCAAAGATTGTCATCACCACCAACTATGTCATCAGTGGTGCAGGCTCTTCTCATGATCGCAGAAGGCACGAGCTGGAGTTCTATCAGTACTTTCATAGCAAGCGCAGCCCACTCGATGAGTATGGTAGACTATTATTTGACTCCTGGGGTGATGAAGATTGGTTAAAGTTCGACAACTATATGGTCAAGAACCTTCAGAAGTACCTGACAAATGGATTGATGAAAGCCATCAGCATCAACGCAGATGCCAAGCGACTCATCCAGTCAACGTGCAAGGACTTCTTTGATTGGGTGGAGGAAGGAAACCTCGCTCTCGATGTGTATCACTACAACGGCACCAAGATTCAAGAATTCACATCAGAATTCACCTCATTCAAAGAGCTCGAGCCACGCAGATTCCTCAAATGGGTGCAATCGTATGCTGATTATAAAGGCTACAACGTCACCAAAGGGCGCAATCACAACGGCAGATACTTCCTTCTCGAATCGGGAACTCCCAAACCGACTCCAGAATCTGATGATATTTGGGATGAACTTAACGAAAAAGCGAAGCAATGACACGACAACACCGACAACTCCTCAAGGACCTCCAGCTCAAATACAAGATGGAGAAATATCCAACCATGCCACCTCAAAACATTGCATTGGACCAATGGAATGACAACAGCGCAAACGCACTGACCAAATCAATCATCGCATTCCTTCAGTTCAATGGATGTCAAGCGGAGCGCATCAACACGATGGGAGTCTATCGCAAGAAATACCGCACAGATGGAGTCGCCATCGGTGGGCAGTGGACCAAGGGAACTGGCACACCAGGCTCGGCAGATATCTCGGCCACGATCAAGGGACGTTCAGTCAAGATTGAGGTCAAGTATGGCAAGGATAGACAGTCAGATGCACAGAAAGCATACCAGAAAGCCATCGAGGAAGCTGGTGGTGTGTATATTATTGCACGAGATTTTGAAGGATTCTTGCAATTTTATGAGCAGTTTTGCGAATCAATCAAATAAATGCGTATATTTACAATTCAAAACAACAATTTATGACTACAAAAAAAGCAGAGCCAATGAACATTTGGCAAAAATTACACGCTGCCAAGCAGCAGATTGGAAAGGTTGCAAAGAATGCAACGAATCCTCATTTTAAAAAGAGCTATGCCGACATCAATGCGCTGCTCACAACGGTGGAGCCAATCCTCCACGAGCATGCACTGCTTCTCTTGCAGCCAGTGGTTGGCAATGATGTGGTGACTCGTATCATCGACATTGATTCTGGTGAGGTCATTGAGTCATTCATGAGCCTTCCAGTCATCACAGACCCACAAAAGGTGCTCGCTGCCGTCACTTACTTCCGTAGAGGTACATTGCAGTCACTGCTCTCACTTCAAGCTGTGGATGATGATGGCAACACAGCAGCTCAAGGTGCAGCATCAAAGCCTGCAATCGATGACAACCGATTCAAGAAAGCACTCGAATCAATCGAAGCTGGCAAGTACACAGCACAGCAGTTGGCTTCCAACTATGCACTGACTGAAGCTCAATCTAAAATGCTTGCACTATGAAATGGCATCCATCGCAAATCGGTAAACTCATGACCAATGGCAGAGCCAAGGACAGCATTGGAGAAACAGCCAAGAGCTACATCAAGGAATGTGCTAAGCAAGACTTCTATAACTACACCACAGAACTGAACAACAAATACATCTGGAAAGGTAGAGAGCAAGAGCTGGAGTCAATCAACCTCATCAACTCAGTGAGATTCACTGACTATGTCAAGAATGATATCACCATCGAGAATGACTATCTCATCGGCACAGCTGATATCGTCATCGAGCAGCGAGTCATTGATGTCAAGACATCGTGGTCCCTGGATACATTCCCAGCACTTGTGGAAGATGCAGTCAACCCACTTTATGAATGGCAGCTCAGAGCATACATGATGCTTTATGACAAGCCATGTGCCGAGCTCATCTACTGCATGGTGACCACCTGGGATGAATTCCTCAATGAATATGAGAATCTTCAGCTGCACAGAGTCGACCATATCAATCCAGAGAAGCGCATCACAGCTCTCTGGTACGATAGAGATGAGGACATCGAGGCTAAGATGGTTGCTCGCCTCAAAGAAGCATCCGATCTATATCATGAATATTACGAACAATTAAATAACAAATAAAAATGGAAGAGCTAAAAGCAAAAGGCACCATTCACCACCTTGGTGAAGCCAAACAAGTGAGTGACAAGATGAACATCAGAGAGTTCGTGCTCTCAATCGGTGACAAGTATCCACAGCTGGTACAATTCCAAGCAGTCAATGAGCGAGTGAAGTTCCTGGAGACAGCAAGAGTCGGTCAAGAATGTGAGGTCAAGTTTGACCTTCGAGGCAGAGAATACAATGGCAGATACTATGTCAGCCTCAATGCATGGGATATCCGCATCGAAACAGCAGCAGCACCATCAAAACCAATCACAGATGAAATCGATGACGATTTACCTTTCTGATGGCGAGAACATTCGGGACTTCATCCACAAAGAGTTGAGGTCCCGACTCTCAAGCCGATATAAGATGACTCACCTGGCTGAAGATATGAATCTGAACTACTACACCGTCAACCGATTTATGAGAGGCAATGGGGTTGGAGATGAGTTCTACATCAAAGCATTCAACTTCCTAATGAAATGAGATATTTCATCGGATATGTCGGCACCAGGAATGATGGACTTGATAATATCATAAAGCGATTGGAGGACCTATTGAATGAACTCAAGGGTTGCTCTTATTGCATAGTACTAACCCTATCGGAGGAAGTTCACATCTCCGAAGTAACACCAGAAGAATTCTATGACCAAACCGCAGCACTTAACTGACCCAATCGTTCTCAAGGTACTGGCGAAGTATTATGAGCGCAGCCAGCTCGGCATCAAGAAATATGGGCGCACTTTAGATCGTGACGACCTAAACCTAATCGATTGGCTGATTCACCTCCAGGAAGAGCTGATGGATGCCACGCTGTATATAGAGAAACTAAAGCAAGAACTAAAATGAAAATAGAAATAACACACTACGGACACAAAGCAAGCTATGAGTTCGAACACGAGGATGTAACTCTTGAGGACTTGATTTACCACATTGAGCAGCTGATTCGATTGACTGGCTATTCAATCAATGGAACATTAGAAATAGTAAAAGACGAACAATGAACCAAGAAGACTACTATCGACTCCTGCATCTGTTAGCAGGGATTTCTATCGGATACCTAATATTTATACTATGAGCTACAACCAAAACGAGCGCAACGAATACTGCGCAGCACTGTCTACAATGATACTGGTCACCGTGGTGGCTATTATCTTAATTATTAAAACTATCTTTAACCTATGGAACTGATACTATCATACCTCGCACTCGGGTGGCTCATCGCCAACTTCGAGCCTCTGCACTGGGTCATCGACCTGGTATTCATCAAGGTCATCCCAAGCTCCAAGCTCGGTGATTACATTCATGCTGGATTCGGATGCTGGAAATGCACCTCATTTTGGACTGCTCTGGCACTCTCAGGCAATATATATACGGCAGCAATCACAGCGATGGTCGCCTACATCATCAGCGAATGGATAGAGAGCAAATAGAATACGTCAAAGCAGTGCAAGAAATGGATGAGAAAGAACGTCTCACCAAGAAAGTGCTGAACAAACTCAAGGCTATCAAGGTCAGTGAGACTGGAAAGCCTGACAGAGAATGCTTCTGCTCGCAAATCAGACGCAAAATCTGGTACAAAGACTTCACCAACTGGTATGAAGGCAACTCTTGACCGATACATATCGTCTCACTATGAGGAATTATATCGATATACTCGATATTTCTGCTCCAAGTACAATCCGAAGCTAACTATCGACACGGTCATCTCCAACGCATATCTGCACTGCATCGAAATCAATGACAACACCGAGGATGTCGGAAAGGTCAAGAGCTATATCCTCAACTCAATCAAACGCCAGGTGATATGGAAGAACGTCAACAGCTTCAAGGATGAGCGAATCCTGGCATCAGAAATCGCAGTGCCAGACCAATTCGATGATGAGGAGGACCTCAACTACAAAATCGCCATCGAACAGCAATACCAGGGATGGAAGTCATCGGTGGACATCTATCGAGATGGACTGACAGACAACGTAAAGATTGCAGTCGCCAATGCATACTTCGACAAGGGTCTCACAACGGCACGATCTATGGCGCAATATTTCAAAATCCCAAACACCTCAGCACACTACCTAATCGCTGACATAAAAAACACGCTTAAATCCATACACTATGAAAATAAAAGATGAATACAAGGGCAAGACTATCGTCAAGAACACCTCGCTCGGAAACATGACAGTCGTTGTTGACAATATAGATGTGAACAGATACCGATACTATGTCAGCATCGGATTCGGCTATCTATTCGAAGAGGAGAACGTCAGCACAACTGCACCAGAACAGTGCATTCGATATGAAGGCATCGAGGCAGATGAGCAGACGGAAGCTCCAGCACCAACACCAACACCAAAACGCAAAAGAAAAACCAATGCCAAAGCCAACACCAAACGAAACCAAGGATGATTTCCTAAATCGCTGCATGGGCGATGAGGAGGCACTCCAGGACTTTCCAGAGAATGACCAGCGATATGCTGTGTGCAATGCTATGTGGGATGAGTCAAAGATGAGCGCATTCTCGAAGTTCAGAGCAGCATTCGCAGAGAAAACCTACTCGGACTATCCTGACTCGGTGCGAAACAACGCACGCAGAGGAATCGAGCTCAACAAAGAACTCGGGAACAAGTGCGCAACTCAAGTCGGTAAGGTCAGAGGACAGCAACTCGCAAACAAGGAGCCCATTTCAGTGGACACGATCAAGAGAATGTACTCATACCTCTCCAGGGCAGAGCCTACATTCGAGGATTCAGCACCTGAGGACTGCGGATACGTTTCGTTTCTTCTGTGGGGTGGCAAGACTGGACTTGATTGGGCAGAAAGTAAACTTAAAGGATTAGGATTGATATGAAAACTGGTAGACCAAGAAACTTCGAAGAGCCAGAGGACCTATATCAGCTTTTCGTTGAGTATAGAAAGCACGTCAAAGAGAATCCACGCTATTCCTATGCGCTTTCAAATAAGACTGGGAAGGCTGAACCTATTCCACTTGAGGTGCCATTGACAATGAGCGGATTCAGAGTGTTCTGTCATGACAAGGGTCTTGTGGTGAATGATTACTTCGCAAATACAGATGGGAGATATTCAACGTTTACTACAATCTGTACGCATATAAGCGATGAAATCAGAGATGACCAAATCAAGGGCGGAATGGTTGGACAATTTAATGCTTCCATCACTCAGCGACTGAATGGTCTGACTGAAAAGACTGACATCACATCTGGAGGGCAAAGCATCTCCGAGGTGAAGGTGAACATAATTAGACCTACTGAATAGTATTATTGCTATATTTGTGGGAAGTGG